GAGCGGCCATAGAGTGAAATGCATCCTTTATCCAGGCGCGCGGCACGAGCTTTTGAATGAAACGAACCGCGAACAGGTATCTGATGATGTCCGTCTGTTCATTGAGGGGGTATGCGGCGGTGCATTATGAATGGGCAGAGCTCTACCAACAGGTGAACGGTTGCACTGGATGCGGGCTTTCACAGGCAAGGACAAAGGTTGTGATTGGCGCTGGGAACCCTTCTGCGAAAATCATGTTCATTGGAGAAGGGCCGGGGCGTGATGAAGACCTCCAAGGCATTCCGTTTGTTGGCGCGGCAGGAAAGCTGTTGGATAAAATGCTTGCGGCAATTGGTTTGGACCGAACAAAAACCTATATCTGCAATATCGTAAAGTGCCGCCCTCCAGAGAACCGCGTACCAACGGATGCGGAGGCGGCGGCATGCCTTCCATATCTGCGCGCGCAGTTTGCGCTTGTGCAGCCGAAGATTATCATATGCCTTGGGGCAACTGCCGCACGGTACATTTATGATGAAAGCGTCCGCATTACACGGGATCGCGGGGCATGGAAATGCAAGAAAGGCATTTGGATTCTGCCGACCTATCATCCTGCGGCCCTCCTCCGCGACGAGAGCAAAAAGCGCGACGCATGGGACGATATGAAGAAGCTTAAAGCAAAATATGAAGAATTGTGCCCGGAAAGCGGATGTAAAGCGCCATCCGGGGGTTGAACTGCCCCTTGCGGGGATGCTATAATAAAGCGTTGATTTTACCGGGAGGGAAAGTGCTATGTCTGGACATTCCAAATGGGCAAACATTAAAAACAAAAAAGAAAAAACTGACTCGCAGCGCGGCAAAATATTCACCAAGATCGGCCGCGAGATTGCCATCGCCGTAAAAGAGGGCGGAAGCGATCCCGTGAACAATTCCAAGCTGCGCGATGTAATCGCTAAGGCAAAAGCAAACAACATGCCGAACGACAACATCACCCGCTCAATCAAAAAGGCGGCCGGCGAGTTAGGCAATGTTAATTATGAAGAGATTACTTATGAAGGATACGGCCCAAGCGGCATTGCGATCATTGTTGACGTAGTAACGGACAACCGCAACCGTGCTGCGGCGGATATCCGGCATCTGTTTGACAAAAGCGGCGGCAGCATGGGCGCAACCGGCTGCGTTTCCTGGATGTTTGAACGCCGCGGGCAGCTTGTGGTTGAGCGCAGTGCGTCCATCGATGAGGATGAACTTATGATGGCCGCTCTTGAGGCTGGGGCTGAAGATTTTGAACCTGGCGAGGATGTTTATGAAATCTATACCAGCGTGAACGACTTCTCGGCCGTGCGTGAAGCTTTGGAAGAGGCGGGGTATTCTTTCCTTTCCGCTGAGGTCACTATGATTCCCCAAAATACGGTCGACGCCACCGATGCGGAGCTTGCGGAGAAGATGGAACGCCTGTTGGAGCGCTTTGAGGACAATGATGACGTGCAGGAGATTTACCATAACGCAATCCTCCCCGAAGAGGAAGAAGAGGATTAATTGCGCCTGCCTGAACAAGAACGCAAAGCGTCCGCTGGTTTCATATCCGGTGGACGCTTTCTCTTTTTGGGCCAAGGCTCTCTTCAAGCGGAAGCGGCCAATGCCTTTGCGCGATATTCCTGCATTTTTTCATCGGAAACGCCAAATTCCTTCTGCAGGTATTTGAGCGCATACTCTGCCCGTTTAGCGAGACAATCGCGCAGTGCAGCAACATTGCTTTCCCATTTTGAAAGGGAAGGGGCATCGCTCCAACGCGCGGTATGACGCGGCCATTCGGCACGCAGTTGGGCAGCCATTTCATCCAGAATTGCGCACAGGCGTTCGCTGTTAAAATGGTTAAGCACAACGTAAACATAGCGCTCACAAAAATAATCGCGCCAGGCAGCATTCTTACGAAGACCGACATAAATATCCATATTCGTCAGGGAACCATCCTGAGAAGGGACGCCTTCCACCCGAAAATATGAAGAAAGAATGTTCCGGGTTGGGCTTGACGAATGCAAGCCGAAATCAAGGTCAAAAAACACAGGGCGCCATTTAACGGAATAATCCTGTGAGCGCCAGTATTTTTGATTGAACATATCGCTGTTGGCAAAGTAGGTCTGGGCAATGATATAATCTGTAAAATACGCAACGTCGACCCATTCTGCGAACTCGGCAAACAGCGCATCGTCGGAAAGGTCCCGGTTCAGCGCATATTCGCGTACACGGAGGAAATCGTATTTCGTTCCCTCAAGCGCAGTGAAATTGCGGCGAATAATATCCACTGCGTCCGGATCGACGCCGTAATGCGACGCAAGATAATCCTCATTTTGATTTTCGTTCAGGTCATAAATGCCCCAGTACTTTCCGTTAACATATACAACGGTCAGGCGTGTTTCCACCTGTTCAATGTTAAGCCCTTTTACCGCTTTCATAAAGAAAGAATCGCGGATGCGTGCAGCCGTACGATCCTGTCCGGAATTGCGCAGCACGAGCGATCGATATGCAGAAACATCGCTGTTTGCAAAGAAGGGATAATTTGTTTCTGCAACCCCGTAACCGGAGCGCAGCAGCACAGCAAGTGATTTCTGTGCTGCGGTCAGTGTTGAAGCACCGCTCGCACGAAAACCGCAGGGGAAAGACACGCCAAGCGCACCGTCTTCGTAGAAAGAAAAGACGCCCTGACGCTCCACGCGCTCCTTCTTGATGGTTGCTGCGTATACCTCGCTGAATGCAGAAGGAGAAATGGAGATGCAGATAACCGGTACGGTATGCGGTTGTTCAAACAGATAGGTCATCACAACGCTGTCGCTTTGGAGCAGTCCGTCACAATAAGCGGCAGCACGCACAACTGCGTTGGAAGATATGTTTATTGGACTTGTGTAAAGCGTCGAATCGGGGCCGGGAGCGCTGCCATCAAGCGTGTAGCGGATCTCGGCGCCCTCCGTTGCAGAGGTAAGCACAAGCGGGAATGCCGCATCATGGTAAAGCGCCGTTTCGGAGAATACCGGTTCCGCAGCATAGGCGGAACGCACTGCGGCATCATTGGACTTTCCTTTGGTTGCAGAAGCAAAAAAGACGCGCACCGGCGCGCCGCTTCCCACAACCCTTCCACTGGTAGTACCGGCGCGCAGAGCCCCCGTTTCAAATACATCTATAACATTCCCATCTGCATCGCTTAAAATCAACGTTTCGCCGGCCTCCGAAATACCGAGCGCAACGAAATTGCCTTTCTGCTTTTCAGTGCGCTTTGTTGCATGAACGACAGCGTAACCGCCCGCTTCGATGGTAAGTGGGGGAAGCTCACAGCTTTGCAGATCATCCGGGTTATCCGTAATGTGCCAGCCTGTCAAAGAGACGGAATGGTTGGAAGCGTTGAAAAGCTCAACCCAAGCGCTGTCGCTGCTTTTTGCTTCAGCTACCGCGCTCACTTCAGAAATATAAACACCGCTCATGTCTGGAAGAAACGCTCCGGCGAGCGTATCAAAGCCCCGCGTGGTATTGGCGGTGCCCGGCGTAGGTGTGGCAAAGTATTTTGTATCTCCGCTTGCAGGATCAATACCAACGGAAATGTTAGCGCCCAAAGAAGCATCGATGGGATAAGAGTCCGCACGCAAGCCATCCTTTACAGAAAGCAGGAGCGCTTCATCGTTTTGGGTGAGTTTAAACGAGGTGTGCAGTTCGCCTTCCGAACGGTTTTTACCGGAGAGGAACACGAGCAGATATCCTTGTGGCTCGATGGCGGCATTTGCGGGAAACGCCCACTTGAACGGGTTCTCCGGATCATCTGAAAGATAATATCCGGCGAGGCTTATGGAAGAATCCGTTGTATTGTAAAGCTCTGCCCAGGCGGGACGGTCGCCCGCCGCATCGCGCAGACTGTATTCGTTATGAAGGAGGAATTCGTTGAGGCGGACTGCGCTTCCTATATCCATAGGAATGAGTTCTGTGTTGGAGAACGTGCGGGGATCGTTCGCTGCACAGGGGGTGGGGTATGCGGTATAAAGCCCATCGGGCAAGGCCGCAATATCATCCGGAAGGTCGTTCGCCCAAGAAAGGGCCCCAATCTGCGCCCCATTTTTGCTGAAAAGAAAAAGGGTAGAATCATCGCTGCCCAACTTAAAGGAAGCATGGAATTCTCCGGCAGTTTCATCCCGGCCTGAGAAGAATATAACGAGAAATTCGCCCGGCTGTAAAATGGAATCCGGCAGGTGCCACTTAAACGCATCTTCCGCATCATCAGTCAGGTAATACTCGGAGAGCAAAATTGGCGCATCTGAGCTGTTTTGAACTTCTGCCCATGCGGGGTACTTCTCGTAAGCATCCGCACAGGACGCGTTGTGCGGCACTACCTCCGAGAGGGTGAGCCTGCCGCTGCCGCTGTCAAATGTGAGCAGAGCTGGATCCAACACGATCTCCGCAACATTTTCCGAACCGGGTGTAGGAGCAGCACAATAGCCAAAAGCACCGTCTTTCCCACGGGCAAAGGATATGTCGCTTTCAAGTGCAGGGATTTCGACATAATCTAACAGAGTATAATACTTATCGGAAAGACAGAGGGAATCTCCTCCACGGGAAAGGCCAAAGCCGGTGCAAAGCGCTCCATCCGCCTTTGTAGCATAAACAATAAGGTAGCCGCCTGCCGGAATCGTCACGCTTGGAAACGTCCATTTGTGCGGAGCCTTTGGATTATCCGTAAGACCATAGCCTGTAAGATCAATGGGAGAAGCAGAAGCATTATACAACTCGATCCAATCCGGAGTGCCCAGCGCTTCATCTACAAGGGAGCGCGTGTTGGACGATACAACTTCGTTGATGCGCAGGGCAGAAGTGTGGTCGGCGTTCACATATAGGCCATCGCACCCTGTACAGGCAAACAAAAAAATAAAAATGAATACAACGCTAAACGCGCGTTTTGTACACACATGCAGTCTCATGCGGCAATTATACCATAATGCCTGCAAAAACGGTATCCGGTTTTAAAAAGAGGCGGAATTTGGTACAATTATGACAAAACAGTGCGTTGCCTTGCGCTGTGGCATGCCGCATACTATAATCAAACCATACCTTTTTAGAAAGAAGGCATTTGTATGGCACAAAAGATTTTGATTTGCGATGACCAGCCCATCATTCATGAAACGCTCGGCGTTTATTTGGAAAGCGAGGGGTTTGAACATATCTCTGCGATGGATGGCGCAGAAGCGCTCACGCTTGCCAATTCTGCAAAGCCGGATTTGATTTTACTGGATCTGATGATGCCCAAAGTATCCGGCATTGAAGTCTGCCGCCAAATCCGCGCGGAAAGCCGTGTGCCAATTATCATGCTCACCGCAAAAGGGGAGGAGATCGACCGCATTTTAGGCCTTGAACTCGGTGCGGATGATTATATTGTAAAGCCCTTCAGCGCGCGGGAAGTCGTAGCGCGCGTTAAGGCTGTACTCCGGCGCTTTACCAGCGCAAAGGAGGAGCCGCAGAAGGTGCTGCGCTTCGACAACCTTGAGATTAACATCAACAATTATGACGTGCGCATAAACGGAGAAAAAATCCCGTTCACCCCAAAAGAGGTGGAGATTTTTCAGCTTCTTGCATCACATCCCGGCCGCGTCTACGAGCGGGAGCAGATACTGTCCCAAGTTTGGGGATATGATTATTTCGGCGATACACGTGCCGTGGATACACAGATTAAGCGTATCCGCCAGAAACTCCCGCAGGAGGGCATCGCCTGGTCCATCAAAACCGTATATGGCGTTGGCTACAAATTCGAGGCGGGACAATGAAAAACACATTTTTGCGGAAAACGCTTGCGATCGTTTTGCTCACGGTTATTTTGAGCGCCGGGTTAACAGCGCTCGTTTTTCGCTATACCGGCGTTGGGGCCTATGCGGGCATCAAATTGCGCGAGCTTGCGCCGAGCGCATCATTTCTTGCGGAACGATCCGCTGAGTTTCTTCAGGGTACTATGAGCTACCGGGAATACCAGATTACAGTGGTGGAAAGCAAGAATATATGGGGGGCGTCTCCATACATTTTTACGGCGGACAAAACCCTTTTTGTTTTTCCGCAAAATTTGGATTCGGAGCAGGCGCAGGAGATGCTCACGCTTGCAAAGCAAAATCTGGATGCCGTGCTTGCCGGCAAAAGTGTTTCGCGCGGCAGCTGGCGTGCGGCGGATGCGATTGTCGGCGCACCGGTTTGGGGCAATGACGGAAGCGTGATCGGCGCAGTTTTTCTCATTAAGCCAATCCGCGAACTGAATATGGCGATGAACAGCCTTTGGACTGCTCTTCTGATAGCGATTGTTGTTGTTGCCTTCCTTATGCTTATTCCCGCATATCTGATGTCGCGCAAGCTAACGGGCCCTTTAAAGCAGATGAACGAAGCTGCACTTGCGATGGCCCATGGCAATTTTTCTGTGCGCGCACAGGCTGATGGCAGGGACGAACTCGCGCAGCTCGGGCAAACGCTCAACTATCTTTCCAGTGCGCTTTCACATACCATTGGAGACACTTTTGAACGAAACCGGCTGCGTACAACGTTGGACGGCCTTGGAGAAGGCGTGATCAGCGTAAACCTGAATGGGCAGATCATGCAATATAACCCCTCCTCCGTACAGCTGCTGGGCGGCGCAAACACTGACGCGCCGGAAGCCTTGCCGCAGTTCCAAAGTCTTTTGCCGCAGGTTGAGGAAGTCCTAAAAACAGGTCTGCCGCAGGTTGCGGAGCATAAATGCAGAGAGGCGGTCGTTCGCGTTACAATATCTCCGCTGCGCGATGGCGGCAGTCAGGTGGAAGGCGCAGTTTTGTTGATACAGGATGTGACGGAAAGCGTCCGTTTGGAGCAAACGCGCAAGGACTATGTGGCAAACGTTTCGCATGAACTGCGCACACCGCTTGCTTCTATCCGCAGCCTTTCAGATGCTTTGAGTGATGGACTGATCAAAAAGGAAGACGACCGGAAGCGTTATTACGGCTATATTCAAAAGGAATCGATGCGGCTTTCCAGGCTGATTGATGACCTGCTGGAGCTTTCACGCCTGCAATCCGGGACGATTGCACTTACCAAGCAGCGCATGGATGTGCAGGAGATCCTATATGATGTTGCACAGCGTTATGAAAGCGCTGCACAGGAACGCGGGCTATCCATTCGTCTGAATGTTGTGGATCCTTTTCCGGAAGTGTATGGAAATCCGGATCGCACGGAACAGGTACTTATTATCCTTCTTGATAATGCCATTAAGCATGGCAGTGCGGATGAACCTCTTGCGCTTGGTGCGGAAATCTCGGGGGACAAAGTGCTCGTGCATGTTTCCAATGCAGGAACGATTGCCGAGGAAGATATCGCACACCTTTTTGAGCGCTTCTATAAGGCCGACCGATCTCACTCCGGGGAAGGCACCGGCCTGGGGCTCTCCATTGCACAGGAAATCATGAGCCTACTCGATGAAAAGATTTGGGCCCAAAACCGAAACGGACGCGTTGAATTCACGTTCACACTTTCCTTGAATGCGGAAAAAGTGTGAAAAAGCGTAGGATTTGCATGCTGTTTGTTTTTTCTGCCGCGGACATATGGTATAATGCATAAAAACCAAAGAAACAGTTGGGGGTATCACCGGATATGAGTGCGAACAAAATCCTGATTGCAGATGACGACCGTGTCGTTCACGAATCGTTAAGCATTTACCTGAAAGCGGAAGGGTATGAAGTTGTAGATGCATACAACGGTGCGGAAGCAATAGAAAAGCTGGATGCGGAAATCGCGCTTTGCGTGCTGGATATTATGATGCCGGTTATGTCCGGCATTGAAGCCTGCAAGGAGATTCGAAAAAACTCCCGCGTACCAATCATTATGTTGACTGCAAAGGGGGAGGAAATCGACCGGATTTTGGGCCTTGAACTTGGTGCGGATGATTACATCGTAAAGCCTTTCAGCCCGCGTGAGGTTGTGGCGCGTATTAAAGCGGTACTGCGCCGCACTACAGAGCAGCAGCAAACCTCGGATGATGGCTGCGTGACATATGAAGGGCTCGTAATCGACATCAAAAGCTACACCGTCACACTGCGGGGCCAGCCGGTTATTTGTACGCCCAAGGAAATTGAAATCCTTTATATGCTGGCATCCAATCCTGGGCAGGTATTCACGCGCGAACAGCTTCTTAACCGCGTTTGGGGATATGACTTTGCGGGGGAGACACGCACGGTCGATACGCACATTAAGCGCCTGCGGGCCAAGCTTGACAGCGCGGGCCTTGGTTGGAGCATTAAGACCATTTACGGCGTAGGCTACAAGTTTGAGGTCGAATAATCATGCGGAGTATCTTCCTGCGCCGCTTGTTGCTGGCGCTCATCATCACGCTGCTCATAGCTTCCGCTGCCATGGTCGGAGGCTATGTTTTCCTTAGCCGGGATACGTACACGCAGATTAAATTGCAGGAAATGGCGCCCAAAGCAGAAGCGGCCGAGCAGCTGATTATTGAATATCTGAATGGGCAGATCACGGAAGAGGCGTTCATCCACCTTTCAAAGACGCAAATGCTTGCGGTGAATGGAGCGACCTTATTTGTTGATGCAGCGAACCAGTGCGTGCAGTATCAGGATTCCATATTTGGCATGAGCCCAGAGGAAATGCAGCAGGCGCTTTCCGAGCAAATCCTTGCGGCGCTTTCCGGGGAAAACGTCAGCACGGATGAAGTTCGGCTGCCCGGAAAACGGCGCAATGCCCTTGTTGTAGGCACGCCAATTTTCATGCCGGACGGAACGCTTGCAGGGGCGATTTTCGTAATCAAATCCACGCAGGAGGTCATTGGAGCCACCACAAAACTGAACACATCCCTTTTCTGGATCGCCGCCATTGTGGTTCCCGTTACAATGTTGGTTACATCCTGGCGCATACGCCGTATCACGGATCCGCTGCATACCATGTCCGAAGCTGCAATTGCGATGGCCAAGGGCAACTTTGAAATACGCGTGAACGAAGATGAGATTGGGGAAGTCGGCGTTTTGGCACGCGCGCTCAATAACCTTTGCGAAGGGCTTTCTCAAACAATCTATCAGCTCAAAACGGAAAAAAGCCAACTCGATCAGATCCTGCAGAGCCTTGCGGACGGCGTTGCTGCAACCGACGAAGTCGGCATGCTCACGCACTATAATGCGGCGCTGATGCGCATGTTCGGCGCGGTAAACGTCGAAAAACGGGAGGAGCTAGTGCCAGATCCAAAGATTTGGAAGGCTTTTGACGAAGTGTACGAAACGGGCAAACCACAGACCCTTACCTATCCTATGGCCGGAGATAAAACGCTTTGGATCACCGTAGCTCCCGTGGTAACGGATGGCGGACAGCGCGTTGGCGTGGTGGGCTTGTTTAAGGATATGACGGAGATGGAGCGCTTGGAGGCCATGCGGCGCGAATATGTGGCGAACGTTTCCCACGAATTGCGCACTCCGCTTACGGCGGTTCGTGGCCTGTTGGAACCGTTGGCGGATGGGATGGTGAGGGACGAAGAGGACCGGCAACGGTATTATCGCATCATGCTGCATGAGGTCCTGCGCCTTTCGCGCTTGATTACGGATATGATGACGTTGAGCCGCCTGCAGTCCGGAACGGAATACATGGAGGTTGTCCGCGTCGACCTTAACACGTTGATCCGGGATATCGCAAGCGGTTACTCCGGCCCGGCCCATCAGAAGGGGATTGATCTCATTGTGGATGCTCCAAAGCCGGTTCCCGATGCGATGACCGACCCGGACCGTATCGAGCAGGTTTTGATCATCCTCATTGACAATGCAATGCGCTATACGCCGGAAGGCGGAACGATCACCATCGGCATGTGCAACGCAAAAGACGCTATCGTGCTCACCGTTACAGATACCGGCTGCGGAATTTCCAAAGAAGACCTTCCGCATATTTTCGAGCGCTTCTATAAGGTCGATAAATCCCGCGGTGAGGGAGGGACGGGACTCGGGCTCTCCATTGCGCAATTCATCATGGAAAAACTGGGCGAAAGCATTACTGTGGAAAGCGAGCCCGGCAAGGGAACCCGCTTTATTATGACGGTGAAGCGGTATGTGCGCAACGCGATTGCACTTGGGCCTGCCGGCGAAGGACGCGGAAGATACGGCGATGAGGCCGGCGAAGACGCGGAAAAGCAAAAAATTCCGGAGACAAATAGTGCGAGCACAGTTGTGGATGCACAATATGAAGTCATAGAAAGCGCGGGGAGAGAACCCTCAAAAAAAGAGAATGGAAGAAAGGAACCCACCGTAAAACGGGAAGGGCAGGGAAAGCGGGAATGACCTGTACGCTTTGCCCGCGCGCCTGTGGAGTTAACCGCACAAGCGCCAAGGGCTTCTGCGGCGCGGGAGAACGGCCGGCCATTGCGCGTGCCGCATTACACTTTTGGGAGGAACCTTCCCTGAGCGGCACGCGCGGGTCGGGCGCCATCTTTTTTTGCGGATGCAATCTGGATTGCCTGTTTTGCCAGAACCACGAAATTAACCACACGATGATTGGACGAACGTGGAATGCGGATGAACTTGCTGCGCTGATGCTCCACTTGCAGGCGGAAGGGGCGCACAATATAAACCTTGTTACGCCTACGCCGCACGTAGATACCGTCATTCCTGCTGTGCTGGGCGCGCGCAAATGCGGGCTTATGATACCCATTGTGTACAACACCAATGGGTATGAAACGCTTGACACCCTGCGGCGTCTCGAAGGAATCGTGGACATTTATCTGCCGGATCTCAAATATGCTTCTTCGCTTGCAGCGGAAAGATATTCCGGTGCGAAGGACTACTTTGATTTTGCGTCAAAAGCGATTCTTGAGATGCACCGTCAGTGCGGCGAACTGTCGTGCGATGAAAACGGGCTGGCTCAACGCGGCCTGATCGTCCGTCATCTTGTTTTGCCGGGCTCAGTGGATGAAACGCGCCACATCCTGGATTTTCTTGCGAAGAATCTGCCGCTGACGACCCATATTTCGTTGATGGGGCAGTATATGCCGTGCCATCACGCTTCGGAGGTTCCACCGCTGAATCGGCACCTGTTGCAGCGGGAATACGACCGGGCGATTGCGTATTGCATTCAACTTGGCTTTGAAAATGTAAGCATCCAAAATTTGAAGGCGGCGGATCCATCTTATGTTCCTGAATTTAATGGAAATGTAACATTTAATGAGGAATAAAAGGGGGATTTCGAGTGTTTCTGTCCTAAATCATGAATAAAATGTGAATTGTGTTACTTAATCTTAAAAAGTTGTCAAAAACGCTTGCATTCCACAATATATGGTGGTAGGATTAACTCAATGATAAATGTGATTGTGTCAATCGTCGCTGTCCATTATCATTAAACGCACAGAGACTCAAGTGAGTCGGCTGTGCGTTTTTTCTTTACTACAACCCCATAGGACGGAGGTGAGACTGACGGGAAAGTACCGCTACCTGACCTTCGAGGACAGGAAGAAGATCGAGGCGTGGCATCTGCTCGGAGATCGGCCGGTCGACATCGCGGCCCGCCTGAGCGTCCACCACACCACGATCTACAAGGAGCTCCAGCGAGGCGCGACCGGCGCGCTGGACGCCAACCAGCGCGAAGGGTACAGCGCAGAGCTCGCCGAGAGGCGGCTGCGTGAGAGCTTCAAGCGCAGAGGTAAACGAGCACCGGCCGCACAGTAGCCAAGAACACCCGGCAGCGCCGGGCCGAAGAAAGGAGAGCCCAACATGAAAACGACCACACGACCCCGACGCTGAAAATGGACGAGCTGCGCACCCCCTCCGCGCTGCTCTCTGAAGCGATCCGGCGGTCGTGTTTCTGCTTTTCAGGGACTCGACACCACTAAGATCCCCGGCTCTGGCCGGGCCAAGACGAAAGGAGACCACCATGACACACAGCCCCAATGTGTACGGCTATGTAAACGGGAAACCCGTCTTTTCCCGCGACGAGTTCATCTTTGAACACCGCAAGCGCGGCCCTATTGAGGACGACGCCGAGCTCATAGCCTTCGCCGAAAAAGCAACGAGCGGCTGGCATAACGCCGGCTGGAGCCATAGCTTTATCAGCTTCTACCTCAGCGACTACGCGCTGAGCGAACCCTTTGCAAGCCTGACGCTAAGCGAGTTCGGACGCCTGAAGGAGCTCCAGCAAGAAGCACGCGAAGCCGCCAAAGCTGCGGACGGCGCTCGGTGCTGGCGGCTCAAGGAGACGATCAACTGGGCCGACAACAGCGTCGAGGAAATCTACGAGGACAAAGACGGTAACACCAAGCACGTCACGGTCGTTGGCCCGCACGGCGACGCCTGCTGAGGAGGTGCGGAACATGAACACCAAAGCCATCCGGCAGCTCGCCGACGTCACGCTGGACAAGTACCGCAGCTCGATCCCTCGCAAAGCCTTCGAGGAGTTCGTGAAGGACATCATCGCCGGCGAGAACCGCGCGACCGCCTTCAGATACGAGGCGACCCCAATCTGCCGGGCCTCGTTCCCGTCCACGCTGGACGAGGACGACGCCCGCTGCACCGTGGAGGTCACGGTCTACCGGCTGAACGCCGTGGCCGTCACCGCCTTCCTGCTGGACGGGCCCGAGACGCTGCTGCGGCACATCGGGCTCGACGAGCGGGACACATACACCACCAAGCACGAGATCGACGACCTCGTCACCGTCGTGCACATCACCAGAGAGGAGGCGCCAGCATGGCAGCACTGAGAGACATCGCCCGAGACTTCGCCGCGGAGATCCGCGACGGCATCGGCTGGACAATCGTGTATCGCACCGGCCGCTCGTGGAACGCCCTGACAATCTGGAGCGACATCTGGAACGGCGAGTGGGAGACTGACGACCTCAACGAGGCCATCGGGATCCTGAAGGCAGACCCGGACGCCGTCATCGTCAACGGCTACTACTGCGGCCACTTCGGTGAGGACATGACCATCGACGAGATCGCCGCCGGGATCCGCTGGCACTACGAAGGCGGCCGCAACCGCCTCGCGGACTATTGCGAAGTCACGCAAGGCCGGGACGCCCTCGAGGAGGGCCGCAAGGCTGCCGAAGCTGCCGGCCTCCCGTTCTGTGAGCGTCTGGCCGACGGAGGCGACGACGAGCTGAGCCCCTACGTCTACGACGGCAGCATGACGCTCGCCGATCGTGAGAAGATGCAGCAGGCCCGCGAAGCCTTCGAGAAGCTGGCCGACGCTCTGCGGGAAATCGCCGCCAAGCTGGCCGAGGCCCTGAAGCCGGTCATCAACGTCGTGCTCTCTGCCCTCAAAAAGCTCTGGAAGGTATCGGCCAAGGCCATCGGAGTGCCGCCGAAGTGGCTGCACCTCGCAGCTCACGCAAAGAAAGCCAGAACCCGGAAGAAGTACCGCAACCGCATCCGGCGCTACGTTTTCGAGGCTCTGGCTGCGGAAGGAGGTGGAGGCCCATGACAGCCAAGTGCGTCGGCTGCGGGCTCGACTGGAACGTCAGCATCTACCAGAAGATCCCCCGCACCGGCTACATCTGCCCGCACTGTGAGAGCCGGCTCCGCGCCGGCGAGACCCTGCCAAACATTCAGGCCAGCCAGAAGGCTCGGCCGCAGAGAACGAAAGGAGCAACCCCATGAAAAAGATCGCACTCAAGAACACCGCCCGCGGCACGGCCTTCGACTATGCCGGCCAGAGCTGGATCCTGCTGGAGAATGATGACGGCCGCGCCCTCTGCCTGAGCAAGGACATCATCGAGACCCGAGCCTTTGACGAGGGCAACTGCAACAACTTCGCCGTCGCCAGCAGCAAGGAATACCTCAACGGCGCCTACCTCGACAACCTGCTCGAGGACGTGAACGGCCCCAACGCCTTCCTGACAACGGAGCTCGACCTAACCACGGACGACGGCCTGAAGGACTACGGCACCTGCACCGTCACCATCTTCCTGCTGACGGTCGACCAGTACCGGCGCAACCGCGACGTCATCCCCAACGCAGACGACTGGTGGTGGCTGTCTACCGCCTTCAGCACGAAGTTTAACGGCTACGAGTCACTCGCCCGCCGCGTCTACTCCGATGGCGCGCTGTACGGGGGCGGCGCCGTCAACGGCAACTACGGCCTGCGCCCCGCTTGTTATCTGGACTCCGATCTCCTGATCTCCATCGAGGACGACGAAGCCACCGACGACGTCACGCCGGAGCACGCCGGCGAGATCATCGCGGCGCTGGCCGAGCAGTTCGGCGGCACCTTCGCCACCGAGGATCAACTGACCACAGCCCTCTCGTTTATGCTCGGCACCCTGAGAGCTACCCGCGAGAAGGAGGCCCGGCATGAGTAACCTCTCCACCCTGTTCGACCGCTACAAGGCCCTCGTCGTGTTTGATACCGAGACCAGCGGCCTCGACTTCGACAACGACCAGATCATCGAGCTCGCCGCCCTGCGCGTGGAGCGCACGGCCACCGGCGGCCTACGGATCGCCGGCAAGATGGACACCTTCATCAAGCTGCCCGAGGGCGAGACCCTCCCGGAGAACATCGTCAGCCTGACCGGCATCACCGACGAGCGGCTCCAGACCGAGGGCGTGCAGCCGGTCAAGGCAGCCGGCCAGATCGCCAAGCTCATGCAGAACGGCCCGACGCTGATGATCGCCCACAATGCACAGTTTGACGCCTGTTTTCTCCGTGGCCTGCTCCGCGGCCAGAAGGTCGGCCGGATCGACTGGCTGGACAGCCTGACGGTCTACAAAGACCGCAGGGCCTACCCGCACAAGCTCGCCAACGCGATCATCGCCTACGACCTCACCGGCAAGGTGCAGAACAGCCATCGCGCCATCGACGACGTGCTGGCCCTGTTCGAGGTGCTGAAGGCGATGGACGACGAGCGCGAGGATCTCGGCAGCTACGTCAACCTGTTCGGCTACAACCCCAAGTACGGCGTCAGCGGCCGCCGGATCGTGGGCGTCAGATATGAGCCGCAGAGCTTCAGCAAGGGCCTGACTCGCCCGGAGCAGACGCTCCCGGCCCGCGTGGCGCGGAGGTGACAGCATGAGCCCGGAGATCACGATCACGAGCGAGGAGCTGCGCGAGCGCGTCGAGGATCGCCTCGACCGCTGGATCCCTGACGACGTCTGGAACCGTGCCGAGCCCTACGCCCGCCACAAAAACGAAGTAAACCGGCAGCGGCACCCCGAGATCGACTACTACGACAACGACTACCTTGTGCTGCTGACCGCTGACACCGTCCGAGAGACCGAGTTCAGCGACCTCACTCACGCCCTCTGTGATCTGACCGTCGCACGGGCTCAGTGAAAGGAGAAACCAATGGAAACCACAAAAGAAAGGGCCGCCCGTTGCGACCGGGCGACCCATGCGAGAAGATCCAGCAGCCTGCCAGCATACGGATCCCGCACCGCAAGTATAACACGCCGGCGCCGCCGTGCCAAGAGGAAAGCCCTGAGAGCTGCCACGCTGGCCGCTGCCGTCCTTCTGCTGGGCGGCATCTCTGTGGCAATCTTCACCACCCCGACCGGCAGCAAGCAGGAGACCAACATCCTGCCGCCGACCACCACCGTCGGCACATACATCCCGGACACCTCCGCACCGGCCGCTGAGACCGTGGAGCCGACCGAGCCCGCCGTGCGCTACCCTCTGACCGACGCCGAGCGCGACGTCGTCGAGCGCGTGGTCATGGCCGAGGCCGGCGGGGAGTCCTTCGAGGGCCAGATGCTCGTCGCTCG